CCAGGTAAATTCGCGCCCATCTGCAAAGGTATTTGTGGTTGTGCCATTATTTGTTTTTAATCTTTTTGATGATGTTTTTAGCTGGCTTAACAAAAGGCAGCGCACTTAATCCTGTGACGCCCGCTGTTATTCCTGCTCCAAGTGTATCTCCCTGGCGAAACTGCCGCATCATTTCAGGCACGGCGTCAATTGCTTCTGTAGTCGCACTTACTGGGTTAAGTATTTGTAATGGTAAATACTCGGTTTGTTGCCCCTCTGATCCTGTTCCAAACAATCTATCTGCGGGCTTTTCGCCTATGAGTTTTGCAAACTGATCGCGGGTGCGTGATGTTAGTGTTTTGGGTTGAGCCTGAAACGTTGGCTCTGCTTGCATCTGCTGATCGTAAATTAAACTAAGCGCACGGGCAAGTTCTGGGCTCATTGCCTCTGGCCGTCCGCCTTCTGCAAAACGCTGCGGTACCTGGTTGGCCGCGATGATCTCTGCCAACATGTCCTCGACAGACATTTGTACCTGGCCACCATCTGCAAACTTAGGCGTCATACCTGCTTCTTGCATGAGCATTTGCTTAGGGGTGTGCAGCAGCCCAGGAGACGCTGGGGTTGCCCCGGCCTCTTCTAGGAGTAGTTGGTGTGGTGTTTTGAGAAGATTCATCCTATTTATAATAATACACAAAGACGAACAAAACCGCCCCTATTTGGCGTACGGGTTAACAAACTTGCGATTAGAGTCATCATCCGCGTAGTCATAGTCTCGCGCGGGGAGTGGATCAAGCTGCAACCAGCCAGAATCACGCAAAACGCGCAGTGCCTGGGAAAGCTCGTCGACGTAGTCATCATGCCCCCCTGCCTCTGGAAACGAGCAGACCTGGCGCAAGAAGCGCTTGGCCCAGTTGGCAAACTCACCCTTGTTTGATGGCTCCTCGGGCACGTAGATCTTTCCTTTAGCTACCAGGGGCGCCACAATGTTGAGTCGCTGGATCTTATCTGCTCTGCCCGGGTTGTAGCCTCGTACAGGCACCCCAGAGGCCTGCAAGTCCTGGATGAGGGAGATACCTGCCGACTTGTCTTCCATGAGTATCAGGTCGGCCTTACGGCCCTTACCGAACTCATTGTCAGCTCCGTAGACTACTTCCTTAAAATCCGATATAACCTTGCGCCGTAGCTCAGGATAGGAGAGGTGCTCGTCCCATGCGTCCAGCAAAATGGCGCAGGTGCCAGAGTCTTGCTTTTCAAAGATTCCCCAGACCTCACAGGCAGTAGGGTCATTTATCGTCTTCTCGCTAGTCGCTGGATCATACGAAGCAATAACGTATTCCAACGTCGGCGTAGGCTGATTAGCAGGCCACATCTTAAACATCTTGCGTTTAATGATGCCGGATAATTCTGGGTCAAGGATCTCGCCGTAAATCTCTTGGCGGCCAGTGTCCGTGCCGTCGTAAGTCTCAAGTTGTTTAAAAAACGTCTCAGATAAGTTTGCTCGGTTGTCATAAGAGGAGGCATTAGCAACGTAAACGTCACCCCCTACCTTTCCTTCGTTTAGGTCTACAATTAATTCTTTGGGTTTGGGTGTGGTGGTAATAATCTGCTGCACCCGGGAGATTCGCGGGTCCTTAAGACGGAGGGTAAACTGTACTCCGTCGTAGGCCTCGTCGATGTAATCGAACGCACACAGCTCATCGAACCAGGCACCATGGTATTGCTTACCGCGGTAGCGCTCGGGCTCTGAGGCTGGTATACCCTGAATGATGGATCCGTTGGTAAGCGTAATTTCAAAGAGGGACTTGTTGTAATCTCGTATAAGTGACGGGGGGATGATATTGAGAAGTCCACTGTCTCCCTCAAAACAAGTTGCACGTATATCATTTGAGGTAGGGGCTGTGACCAGCCAGCGGGTGTTATCAAACATCCAAGCACGAATGCCAATCCAGTGAGAGGCCGTGTGAGTCTTGCCCGATCCGCGGCCGGCAAGCATAAGAAACGTATCATATTCTCCATCCTCAGGTTCTCTTTGGTGCGGTAGTGCCTGTAGACTCCACTTGATGCGCCAGATGGCCGCATCTAACTGCTGCTTGGGCCAGTGCTGGTGAGACTCCGCAAATTTTTTAAGTATTACTTCTTGTTTTGGTGTTAAAGACATGGTATAAACCCTTCTCCTACGAGAATCGTGTTGTCGTCGCCCGTGGTCTCGATATGTACACACATCTGCGCTGGAATGGAACTGATTTCCCTGACGTAGCGCCTGCCATGGTGCACCTTTAGCGGCGCGGGGGTGTGGTCTGGGTGCAGCTGGGTGCGAGATTGGAACTTGACGGTGTAATCCTGCTTGTTTTTGTTGTATTCCATGTTGGTCGTGCAGCCAATCGACTCCGCCAGCATTTGAACACGGCGCGCGGTGTCATAATGCCGCGAGCAGAAGCGAAAAAACTGCGTCCTCGGGTCAAATTGACGGTTTTTTGCGCAAATAATGCCGAAGAGGAGCTCAATTCGTTGCTCCTCAGACGCCAAGAGGTAGTTTGTTGGTATCACACCAGGGATATTGGGCACTAACTGCGATGAAATGCTGGGGGAAACACTAAAATCGTACTCTCCGGTGGTCATTAGCGCGTGTTTTTTGGTCTTGTAACCATAATCCCTAAACTTTTCAAGGACATAGTCTGTGGTTCCACGGGCGGCGGCTAGTTTGCCGGTGGATCTGCGGGCAAAAAACCAAAAGCCAAAGACAAACGGCGGTACCGGCAGGTCTTTGTGTGGTAGCTTCAGGGGGTTTGTGGTGGGGATCGAGTACAGCTTGCGGTTTCTTCTGTCTACCAGGGGGTCGGAGACAATATCCTGGACCGGTGTGGGCTTAAGTGGGCGCCTAAACGCACGTTTGCCCTTGTACTCGTGTATACGCTTGCGGTATTTTGGTGTCTCGATCGGCAGCTCTAGCTTACCGTCTCCAGAAATGGATAGGTGGTCGCTTAGCGTGATCTCGTAGCAGTCCTGGCCCACGTACTGCTGGATTAGCTTGACCTTGACCAGTTGACCCTTTCGGTCAAACACATAGTCACCAACCTCTAGCTTGGAGGCTGGCTTCCAGTTGTCAAGCGTTAGTATTTTTTCTTGTGCTAGAATCGCCATAGAAGTTTTCTAGGACCCAGAAGTCCAGCCATCGCCCTAACGGCGTGCGTATTTTGTTTTGGATTTCCACCGGCAGTTTCTGGATGTCTAGCGACTCTGCGGTGATGCTTAGCCTGAACTGCAAGTACTTTGCGGTCTCTGAGTCAAGTACCTCTACAGGCACGTCGACCGAATCAAAGTTATACACATCGCATACCAGTACGCGCAATCCAAGGAACTGCCCTTGCCTGCTTTCCAGTGCCCCGGAGATTTGGTAGACGTATTTGTTCATACTCATAATAATACAAAGATGTACTACATCACGCCCCCAGGTGTGAAAATTTACAGGGTTGTAGGGGTTGTCGACCTTATTTCGACTTACCCCAGGGTATACTTCGTATTTTTTAAAAAATTTTTTAAAAAAAAAGATAAAATACCTCGACAACCCCTACAACCCTGTGAGGGGCGCGGTAACCTATTGATTTATAACAACGCAAATGAGAATGATTCTTATTTACACTTTAGGGCTTTTGTGCGTCTAGTAGGTTACGGCGTTTTTGCTACTAGATGTAGTAGATCTGTTTTTTTTTCAAAAAAAATTTTACAGGGAAAAATTCAAAAACTCATGGTCTTGCATGGGGCCACCGGGCCGGACCCCGACAGGACCCAAATTGGGTGTATCGCAATCAAAAAAGCCCCCTATGCACTGTTTTGGTGCATTAAGTTAGTGATCACTGGGGCGGGGCGGTAGCTCAGCCAATGAGCCACTCACCCAGTGCGCACTAACATAGCAGGCTCAGCCTATGAGCCACCACCCCAGTGACTACTAACATAGCGCATACCGCAATGTGGTACGCCATCTCATAATGCGGAATGAGGCAGGCGCAGGCACATAACCTATGATCCGTGTGGGTATTAGCCTCCGCGCCCAGCACCCTGTCAGCCGAGCCAACTAGGCTGGCACGCTTTTTGCCTAGCAAGAATCATGCCAGTTTGCCAGTGCACCAATATGGTGCACGCTCTCAGGGCGCGATGCCATGCAAGAATCTTGCCAATGTGCCGATGCGGTTTAAACGCGTTTTAAGGTACCTAGAAGACGCGCGAGCTCGCGCCCTCATCAGTGCATTACCACAGTGGCGATCGTGGCGCTATGGACTCGAGCACCAGCCACAAAGGCTCTGCGGGCGATGCGCGTGCGAGGGTCTGAGGTGCAGGGTGGGCGAGAATCCAGCAAATAGCGCGAGGCCAGCGCCCCCAAAATAATGACCCTACAATTCACTCAAGTAATGTATTTAGTTGTTGCAATTAAATCCAAAGGTCATTATACTAACCCCGTTGTCAGGCAGTTTTGGTCGTAGTGCAGAGTTATCGGGATGATAACGACACGCAGACTGATTGCCACGGTTAGCGCCACGATACGGCGCTCGAGGTGACTAAGTACCAGCCTCGTAAAACGTGTGGCGATCCCTAGATATGCTGAGGCAAAGACTAGGCGCTGGATAAGAGGCAGTGCTCGAGACCAGCAAAAATTATCAGATAGTAATGCTCAGAGCGCGTTATGAGGGCGCTCGAGGCAGTACTAACTAACACCATACAGGAGATATACCATGACAACAGTAATCACTAAATTACAAGACCGCCAACAAGTTCAGATCAAGGGCACACGCCCTTACGAGCAGGACTGCACAGTAGGTACGTTGGCAGGGTTTTACAGTGACGGCCGTTTTGGTGATGCAAGCGAGATGATTGCCCGTGACATAGCAAGGGGCGAAAAGCCAGTTTGGATCAACCTCAACGGCATCATGCTTACCAGTGACAGGGCGTACAATCAAGAGCGTGCAGATGAGCGCGACGCCTCAGTACACCTAGCAACAGGCGATCTAGTCGAGATCGACGGCGTTGTGTATACCATCACCAACACCAATAACAATAACTTCGGACTCGAAGAGGTTAAGTAATACAGGTCGAAACGCCGCGAGGCGTATGCACGTTAGGCGTGCACTGATGAGACCAACACCAAACAGGAGATACACCATGTCAAAAGAATTTACCGCGTGCGAGCGCGACCTGCACAACCGTCTTAATTTGTTGTTTGACAATGCAGTCGAAAGTCTTAACTCGTTTGACGAGCGCAATGACCAGTTTTACCAAACGCGCTCGATGGTTTGGCAAATCGAGGCAATGCTCGAGCGCTTACAACGCGCTGATTAACAGGTCGAAACCAGCTCAGGCTGGTCTGCACGTTATGCGTGCACTGATGATGACCAACTAACGGAGGGTTTATGTACGAACGTAAATCAGTAGCAATATTGTGGTGGGAGAGCGACCTGCTCAACAGGTCGCGCTGGACACTGCGCGCCAAGGTAACGTGGTCGGAGTACCAGCAGTACGCCAAAACAATAACTGGCGAGGGTACGGACTGGAAGGCGGTGATCATATGACACCGATGCTAAAAGACGCACTCGCGATCGACGAGCTCAACTACAATCTCAACGAGGTCATTGCCGTCGATGACCGTTGTGCCGTGGAAGACATCCCCGACGACACCATACTGGGCGAGGCAATCTACGTGCTGGATAAGTTTACCAACCCCATACAGGGTTTTTTCCACTATGACTGCCTGATGGGCAGGGATGGTGCCAGCGAGCAACGCTGGGCGCGTAAGAATGTCAAGCAACTCAAGGCATTCATTAAGAAGTACAATAAGTAATAGGTCGAAACAGCCGCGAGGCTGTCTGCACGTTAGGCGTGCACTGATGATGACCAAACATAGGAGATTTAATCATGGTAGTAAACGCAACATACACAACATGGTTCAACGAAGGTTTAGAGCAGTTTTATGGTAACGACAATGGCGGCCTGATTCATGGCGTTTACGTTTATGACGATGACGACAATTTAATTGAGGCACTGTGGTTTAAAACTGAAAAAGAAGCTCGTCTTGAGCTCTTGAATGT